CACATCATGATACTTACCAAAGATCAAATATTAAAGTGTAGGCCGTTGGATTTTATTGATGTTAAGTGTAAAGGTCTTGGTGGAACGGTGCGAGTTAGTGCAATGAGTGCATCAACCCGTGACATTTGATCAAATAACTACCTCTGGAAGTTCTCAAATATTAGAACTTGACGGACCGCTTACCGATGATTATTATAGGGTTTCTTTTACCATCGCTGGTACTGGTAGCCCTTCTTTTAAGTTTATTTTACTGTTTGGAGTAATTTAGAATGTCGAAATTTGTATTAACAGACGCTAGCCTAGTGATTAACTCGGTTGATCTGTCTGATCATGTGCGCAGTGTCACTATCAACTATGAGGCGGAACTTCAGGATGATACAACAATGGGTGATGATACCCGAACAAACCTTGGTGGGTTGAAGAATTGGTCAATAGATGTCGAATTCACCCAGGATTACGCTGCTTCTAATGTTGATGCCACAATGTTCCCGATAGTTGGTACCAGTGTTCCGGTAGTTGTTAAACCAACGAGTGGTGCTGTGTCTGCAACTAACCCTAGCTATTCTGGTGATGGCGTTATAGGTGCCTATTCCCCTATTGGTAATAGTGTTGGTGATTTGGCAGTTGCACCTGTTACCATTGCGCCCGCCGGTACACTAACAAGGGCCACATCATGATACTTACCAAAGATCAAATATTAAAGTGTAGGCCGTTGGATTTTATTGATGTTAAGTGTAAAGGTCTTGGTGGAACGGTGCGAGTTAGTGCAATGAGTGCATCAACCCGTGACATTTTCGAGCAAAGAATGGCTAAGGTTGGGGAACTTGAAGAAGGGGTACAACCTAATTTAAGAGCCATGTTTTTAATTCATTGTATTGTGGACGAACAAGGGTCCTTGATATTTAATGTCGATGATATAGAATTACTAGGTGCACAAGATATCACCGAGATAGGATTACTTTTCAAATATGCACAAGAGATAAACGGACTTTTAGATGATGAGGAGGAAACTAAAAAAAAGTAGCTGGTGATCTCTGGCTTAGGTTTCAAATGGGATTGTGTAGGGAATTAAAATATACACTGCATGACTTAAGGATACATGAAACCGATGCCAATCTAAAATTATGGTATGCACTAAGGCTTGTTGAAATGGATGAGGAAAAGCAATTTAAGTTAAACAATGAGGCCTTAATAGGTTTGAAGGCAAATAAAGGCAGATTCACTAATGGAATTTGATTTTGAAATGGATACTGGTGAATTGGAAAGTATTCTTAATAATTTACATGATGAGATTAAATTAAAAGTTACTAGGTTGGCCGTTGCTGCCGGCGCAAGGATTATAAGAGATAGTGCTAAATCACTAGCACCTTACGATTCATCACGGTCGAGCGGCGTTCACTTAAGAGACGCCATAGTTGTTTCTCGTGTCAGATCAACGAATGATGTATACATAATAGGGACAAGGTCTAAGGGAAAAAAAGCTGCACCTCACGCTCACCTACAAGAATTAGGAACTGTTAAAATGTCACCACAGCCTTTTCTCAGGCCAGCTTCTGAAGTGAGCGCACAGGCTGCTATAAACGAGATAATTAAACGACTAGAAAAAGGCGCGTTAAGAGAAGCTAAGAAATTGGCGAAAAAAGGCAAAAAGTAATGGCTAGTGTATTTAATTTAGAAGGGCGATTAGGATTAAATGTCGTTAAGTTCAAAAATAAGCTTAACGAGGCTAAAAAGGGTGTGAGTACGTTTAAGAAAAATGTACAGAAAGATATTAAACAAATAAAGAAATCATTTAGAGGTGTTAGTAAAACCATTGGTGAAATGAATAAAAGATTATCGCAAGGTATTGCGATAGCGGCTGCTGGCTTTGGGTTACTCACCATTAAAGCAACACAGAGCGCTGAACAGATTGGACAGCTAGCATCAACAACCAACTCAACAGTTAAGGAAATACAATCCTTAACAATGGCATTTAGTCAATATAAGCTAGAGGCGGATGACGTAGGTGATGTTCTTAACACTATCACCGACAGGGCACAGGATGCTAAGGACGGTATGCAATCGTATGTTGACGACTTCCGCTTAGTTGGTATTGAAGTTGATGACCTAAAGGGTAAACGTCCAGCTGAATTATTTAATACATTTGCCGATGCTGTGGCTAAAACTAATGATCCAGTTAAGCGCAATTCAGCAATAGTAAGGATACTAGGGGATGATCTCGGTCGAAAACTTGCCCCTGCATTGATGGGTGGTTCTAGGTTGTTTAAAGAGCTGGCAGCCGAAGCAGAGCGTGCCGGTATTATTATGAATGCTGGCACAGTACAGGGTGCTATTAATGCCAGCAGATCATTAGAAAAGCTGAAAAATATCGTTGGTAGTGGTGTTAATAAAGTGTTTGCTAAAATGGGACCATTCATTGAATCGGCGAATAAACGATTAATTAATTTCATTAATGATAGTGTTAATTTTGACACAGTTTTTAATAAAGCATTATTTGGTTCAATTAAACTAGTTGGTACATTTGCGGATGCGTGGCGTGGAATAGAAATTATATTTGCCGGTGTTAAGGTTGCAGCGTTCGGGTTCACCACTGCCTTTACTGGTGCATTGAACGGTATTCTAAGTTTAGCAGCTGATTTTGGCAACGCTATTAAAAATAGTGTATTACTACCTCTACGCTTCATGATTGATATGGCCGCCAAGTTACCAGGTATCGGTTCAAAGTTTAAAGCGCTTGCTGATGAAATTAATAATTTTGAATTCAAACCACCTAAATTAACTGTTGATGCTTTCAATTCTCAAATCGAGGCAATGAAGCAATCGACAGTTGAATTACAAGAATTACTCTTGAAACCTTTACCTAGTGAGGGTATTAATGAGTGGGTAGAGGGTGTTAAAGCAGCAACACTTGAATTAACAAAGGCGGCAAATGAAGCGGAAGTATTACGCATCAAACTGGGTGAAACTTCCACAAGTGCGGGTGAAGATTTTACCCAAATGAAAAAGGATGCTGAGGTTTTTGGTAATTCAATGCGTAGTGTCCTGGGTAGTGAGATATTGAACGTGATGAAGGGGAATTTTGATAGCATGGGTGATGCTTTTATATCGATGTTACAAAGAATGGTAGCCCAGGCTATTGCCGCCGATATTGCGGGTGCAATAGGATTGGGTGGTACTGGTGGTAGCGGAGGTGCTTCATTTATATCTGGCGCTCTTGGCTTCGCTGGTGGTATATTCGGTGGCGGTGGTAGTGGCGCTCTTGGTCCAGGTATGGCTGGACCACCAGTACCAGCTGGCTTTGCTAATGGTGGCACCCCATCATTAAACAGGGCCGCTATTGTGGGTGAAAAGGGGCCAGAATTATTTGTACCCAGGCAAAATGGAACAGTGGTACCAAATAATAAAATGGGTGGTGCTGGTGGTAATACTGTTACTAATAATTTCAATATCAGTACGCCTGATGCGGCTAGCTTCAAATCTAGCCGTACCAAGATTATAAACGATATGGCAAGAACGGTGAGGGTTTAAGTCCTAAACGTTATTTCACAAACTCAATGCCCTGTAGTATATTTTAATCATACCCATTAACAAAGACAACCAAGGCGGCTAAAATGTTTAATTTCTTAATGACACACCAAGTAAGCAGACTTCAATCAATGTTAGCAATTATGGTAACCCTTATAATCATCATATTTTAACCCTTACAATTATCATATTTTAACCGAGGCGGCTTTAGATGACTAAAATGAACAAGTATTTTTATGACGCTAGTGGTCACGATATTAATGGCTACGATGGTAATGGCCTTAATGCTGGGGGCCTTAATAGTTATGGTACTAGGGTATGGATACTGGATGATAAATATTTATGAATAAATTATTAGCGGTTTTAGTATTCCTTGGTTGGTACTTATTAATCAATAGTTTAGCTTGGGGTTTGGTTCTGATACATAATTTATTACTCAATGCCACGAAACTAGATATTGTAATTTTCACTCTCCTTGTCGGCACTATAGCTACCCTTATATCATGGGCTGAAGTAACCAACTTTTGTGAGAATAGGCACTACTTATGACATTCTTAGAGACACCCCGTTTCCCTGTTGATCTTAATTATGGATCAGTCGGTGGACCCGTGTTTAAGACCGATATTGTTGTCTATGGTAATGGGCACGAGTATAGGAACAGCCTGTGGTCAACACAGCTTAATCGTTATGATGCTAGATATGCTGTTAAATCAAGGGTAGATCTAGTCAATGTTTATGAGTTCTTTATTGCTCAGCAGGGTTCAGGGAGTGGGTTTAGAATAAAAGATCTATTTGATTTTACAAGTGCGACCGATGGGAAAAGTGCACATGCCAATACTGATGTGTTATTGGGTGTGGGTGATGGTATAGAAGTTGACTTCCAAATAATTAAGAATTATACCAAAGGTATATCCACAACAGCAAGGAAAATAATAAAACCTGTGGTGGGTAGTACTTTAGTTAGAGTTGATGGTGTATCTAAAACTGAAAGTGTTGATTATAGCGTTGACTCAACCGCAGGTATCATCACTTTCAATGTTGCACCAGCAGATACCGTGGATATAGAGGCTGGGTTTATATTTGATGTCCCTGCAAGATTTGATAGCGATGATTTGAGCCATGTACAACTTTTACTCTACACTACATTAGGGTCAGATTTAGCCAGTATCGAATCAATACCGCTTATTGAGGTTAGGGAATAATGGCGACAATAACTAGTACTAGAACAGATTACAAAAACGCAGGTGATATAACGGATGCCCAGTGTGTAAGAATTGTTAGAAAAGATGGTGAGATTTTACGATTCACTAATTCTGTAAATGATCTGGTGATGAGTGATTATGTCGATTCAGATGGTGTTCAATTATCCTTACCCAACGATGTCACCTATATCAGTATTGGATTTAATACAACCGCCACCCATAGTGGTAAGGATATGTCACCAGGAACTGTAGACCTAGAGGGTGTTCTATCAGCAACAAATATTTCTAGAAATGATTTGAAAAAGGGACTTTATAATCAGGCTAGGATTTATGTTTTTTATACAAACTATAATGATCCTGTTGAAGATGATGAAAAGCTCATTAGTGGTTTTTGGGGTGAAGCAACCGTTAACGATGGCACTTACTCGATAACTTTTAACTCATTGATTGATGTTCTTAACACTCGTACGGGTAAAAGTCACTCACCAACTTGTACAGCTCGATTGGGTGATGATAAATGTGGTGTTAGGTTGACACCACCTAATTGGTCATCATTAACAGCGTACACTGTATTGGACCCCAATGACGCAAAATTAGGGTCCCTAGTTACACCAATTACTCAGACTGGCTTCTTTTACATTTGTACTATATCAGGTACTAGTGGTGTTAGCGAACCCATATGGCCTATTGTGGTTGATGAGACTGTGAACGATGGATCAGTCGAATGGACGGCTATTTTACATTATACCCAGAATGGTTCACTGACATCGGTAGTTGATCGTTCTGGATTTGTTGATACTGACAGAACTGAACCCGACGATTGGTGGACTCAGGGTAAAATAATATTTACCAGTGGTGCAAATGAAGGAATGACTTTTGATATAAAACAGTCATTCTTGGCATTCAATAGTATTAGTGTAAAACAGGAGGCTCCTTTTGATTTTGAAGTGGGGGACACTTACATTATTACGACAGGCTGCCGTAAGAGACTTATAGAAGATTGTATAGGAGAATTCAAGAATGTCTACAATAACCAAAGCAGCCCATGGATACCAGGACGCTCAGTTATTGGGAAATTCGGTGGTCAATAAGGCACGAGAATATATTGATGTCCCATATCGCCACTGTGGACGTGATAGAAATAGTGTTGATTGTGCAGGCTTGATTCTATGTGTGTACAAGGATATAGGTATTGAATTACCACCTGTTCCCAACTATGCAAGAATCGTTGAACCTAATTTTCTGTTGAAAATGATGAATGATAGATTTAAACTAATTGGCGGCATTAATGACGCTAAATTAGGTGATGTTGTTGCACTTAGATTTTCACACCAACCCCAGCACATATCAATATTTGCAGGTAATACATTAATCCATAGTTATGAGAAAGCGGGTAAGGTAATAGAACACCGGCTTGCAGATGTGTGGATTAAGCGAGTAGTAGGGGTTTACCGATATGTCAGATAAGCAAGCGATCGGTGCAGTAGGTGGCGGTATAATAGGGTTCTTTATCGGTGGCCCGCTCGGTGCAGTAAAAGGCGCCACATTAGGTTACAGTATAGGTACCTCATTTGATACTACGGAATTAGATGCCACCGAAGGACCACGAATAGATGACCTGACCATCCAAACATCTAAATACGGAGAATATATACCGAGGGTTCACAATACTGACAGGCTCACCGGTAATGTATTTTGGGTGGATGGTAATCAAATCCATGAAACTAAACACACTGAAGATGTAGAACAGGGAGGGAAAGGTGGTGGCGGCTCTAAACAGTCAGTGACAACTTATTCTTATAGTGTGACCATGGCAATAATGATATGCGAGGGACCAATTACAGGCATACGTAAAATTTGGGCTGATAATACTTTAATCTATAATATGGGTAACGCTAGTGATTTATCGTCGACTGCTAAGAGTTTAGAGTCCACGGACGACATGGAAATATTCTTGGGCACTGCCGATCAGCTACCGAGTGTAACCATTGAATTAGAAAAGGGTATAGGTGCTACACCCGCATTCCGTGGTTCAGCGTATGTTGTTTTTACAAATTTAGCACTTGAGGATTATGGTAATAGGATACCTAATTTATCATTTGAAGTTATCGATAATGAGTATGTGGATACAACACCGGTATTAATAACTCATTATTATTTACCTTCGGGAATGTCTGATCCCGATTTAGATTTTTATCCCACAGGTGATGAGACTAAAATAGATTCAGCTACTTTGCCGTGGTATTATGAGAATGGCGTATTAAATTTTATGAGGTGGGGTGTAACTCAGCCAGGTGAAACTGAAGGAATCAACGGATTGAATTATGCTAGAATCCCGCAACTACCGGGATCAGCACCTCTTGCATTAGAAAACATGCCTTATAATTACTTTGTTTCAAAAAGTATGGATGATTTCACCACAGTACTTGCTGCGGAAAGGTTCGACTCTTACCCATGGGATTTGCCGGGCAGTATAGATAACTATAAATCACTTTTTATTAGGCCTGTTGACAATGGCCCAGGTATGTTTTTAACAACACATTTTGCATCTAATCCCGGTAACCGGATACTATCGTTAGGGTTAAGATTGCGCAGTGGTTCAATACGTTATGTAGGGTTTCCTGAAACGGGTGTGTCAGATATTCAGGAGTCGGTGTTAGTATCACATAGAGACGGGTTAATTTATCTGAGCCGTCCTGATACTGGTAGTTTGTTCCCCACCATTCCAGGAAGCCTTTTTGCATTCGATATGTCTAGTGTAGATTGGACACTGTCAACTGATTATTTTACAGTATTTGACAACAACTCATATCTTGATGATTTGTTAGTTATTGAGGGGGTTTTACCACCCCTTAATGCAGAGGCGTTCAGTTGGGGATTAGATCCATACAGCACAGCATTTTATAGAATTAGAGAGACAGCAGCTCTGCTAGAAAGTTTCGACACCAGGCTAATTCAGATAGGGGTAGGTATTGATATAACTTCATTACTTGTGGGATATACAGATCTAGGTAAACGGTTTGTGGTTAGAGATAATATAATTTATTTATCACATAAGAAGACAAGTAATTCTCATTATGTCTTACGTAAGTGGGTAGTGGAAAGCGGTACAGTCACCCAGGAATTAGAATTCGATATAGGCGTTAATAAATATATGGAGTTTAATCACTCGATAGTCGATATCCATCCTAATATGTTTGCATATGCCCATAATGGTTCAGTTACATCACAAGGAACACTAGGGGTTAATAGGTCTACTGGTATGTTTTTATTAACCCCAGCCTTGGATAATTTCACAGAAATCACAGTACCGGATGCGGTAGGTGCAGAAATGGATCGTATTGATGTACTCACAGCATCCGATTATGATACATCGGGTTTAAACGCCGATATTGTGGATGGGTACACTGTCTCTAGGCCGTCACCTATTAGCTCAGCACTTAAACCACTTCAGCAGGTTTTTAGATTTGACGTATTTGAAGCAGATTATCAAATAAAATTTGTTACACGTGGTACTAAAACAAGTGCGGTCACACTAACCCCAGATGATATACGCGCCCATGAAGTTGGTTCTAAAGCCCCACCTCAAGCTGTACATTCATATGGTAACCCTAATGCCGTACCTGGACGTATAGAGATCACATATAAATCTAAAGATAGGGAATACGAAGAAGGGTTTGCGATTGCTGATCGCCTTACATTAGAGCGTGAAGCGATAACAAAACTTAGTGTACCACTTGTGATGTCTGCGGATAATGCGTATAAAACGGCGGATATATTATTACTAGATACAGAAAGAGAAAGTAAAGGTGTATATGAAATAGTAGTACCATTTAAATATTCTCATCTTGAACGCACCGACATAATCACATTGGGTACAGATAATGAGACTTCGTTAAATTTAAGAATTATAGAAATTGAAAAAGGCGCACCTGGACTTGTTAAGATCAAATCAGTACTTGAATCAGCCGGTGATTATACCAGTAATGCTGTAGGGGATTCAGGAACATTTACCGATGGTGCAATACTATCCGAACCATCCGCTCAACTATTTTTTCTTGATATTCCACAATTGAGAACGGCGGACAATGATCCGGGATTGTATTGGGGAATGACAACTAGAGGGAACGCCACCACCTGGCGTGGTGGCGCAATATACCAATCCAAGGATAAAGGGGTTAGTTGGAATATTGCGGACACCGCCTTGAATCCAATGAAGCACGGTATAGCTATTAATAAATTAAGTGAAGATACATTTACCATATTTACTTATAATCAAGAGTTGAATATAAATATGATAAATGGCATTCCAGAAACTAAAACGGAAACTCAAGTTAGAGCTGGTGCAAACCTGGTTGCATATGGTAGGCCGGGTAATTGGGAGATAATAAAATTCACAACTTCCACATTGGTGAGTGGTACTGAATATAACCTTGGCGGATTATTGCGCGGTCAATATGGTACCGACTGGGTTATGAAATTTCACCAGGAGGGTGACTTTGTAGTATTACTCGATGCGGGTGATATTCATAGGATGCAAATGACTACCGATAACTATTCACTCACATATCGTTATTTAGCAATAACTTTAAGTACTGCATTTGATGACCGATTCGGTGTAGATGCATACTCTAATGGTACTGCATTAAAACCACATGCACCAACACATGTTAAAGGTATAAGACAAAGTAACGATGATTTAGTTATAACCTGGATACCTCGTGGTCGTTACGGTTTTGATTGGAAAAATGGTGTCGGACAAACTGTTACAGATTCACAAGTATTTACTGTCATAATACTTGATAATGAAATATCAAAGAGACAAATTACTAGCGCACCTGGTGTGAATAGTGTAGATTACAGTGCAGACGATCAGCTTATAGACTTCGGGGTACTATTTACAGATATTGATATTCTAGTCTTCGCGATAGACAATGTGGTAGGTAATGGTATTAAAAGAGAAGCGACAATCATTAGTAAATGATATATAAAAGAGTGGTAATACAATGAGTACTGAATTATTATTAATTGATGAAATCACACAAAGCGACAATGATAAATTTATCACTCACAATACAGCCAACAGACAAATTGAAGGTCAGCGAACAAGGATAATCACCCGCACCAATGGTGGCCCACCAATATCGCCATCGGCCGGTGATACATACATGGTAGATGTCACCAATAGCTCTTGGGTTACGGCGGCAATAGGGGACTTAGCGCATTTTTACGGCGGTCAATGGTTCTTTTACACGCCAGCCGAAGGTATCCAACGGGTGTGGGTTAATGACGAGGATGTCGCCATAACATTTGATGGTACTGCATGGGTTAATGAATCAGGTGTAAGCCTGGGTATCACTGTAGAAACGGGTGGTGGGTTAATTTTTAATACCTCCCTTACTCAAACCAGTACTATTGAACCGACTGTTCTAGGCACACTACTTGATAGCACTAATTTAAATGTGCCCGTTGATATATTTGTCAGAGGCGATTATGCTTATATAGTGTCGCAAACAGGTGATAGTTTAACAATCATTGATATAAGTGACCCTATGCTGCCAATACTTGAGGGTGTGTTAATCGATGGTACTAACTTGAATGGTGCCCATGGTGTGGCCGTCGCGGGTGATTATGCTTATATAGCATGTAATACTGGTAATTCAGTTACCGTGATTAATATAAGTGACCGTACAACTCCCGTCTTTACTGGTATTATTGTTGATGGCACTAACTTGAATGGTGCAAGTGATATCCAAGTTGTGGGCACTTACGGATATGTTACAGCAACAACAGGAGATCGATTGACTATCATTGACTTGAGTATAGTCGAGTCCCCATTAGTTATTGGTTCGGTTACAGATGGAACTAATCTAAACGGTCCTATAGGGTTAGATATTGATGGTAATTTTTGCTATGTTGCATGTAACACTGGTGATAGTCTAACTATTGTTGATATCACCAGTGTTACGACCCCTACTATTACGGGTCAGCTTATCGATGCTACCAACCTGAATGGTTGTAATAGTGTTACGATTCAGGGTAAATATGCCTATACTGCATGTGGTGACAACGATAGCATGAGTGTTGTTGATATAAGTGACCCCACCACCCCCATCTTTGCAGGCAGTGTTGTTGATGGTACTAAACTCAATGGTGCTTTTGGTGTTGCTATCGCTGGACATTATGCTTATTTAACCAATGAGGCTGCTGATTCAGTAAGTGTAATTGATATAAGTGACCCAACCACGCCTGTAGAAGTAAATACCCTTACAGATGTAACTAATCTAAACGGTGCCTATGGTATTTTTCTTTCGGGTAACTACCTTTATATTACAGCAAAAGATGGTGACAGAATAACAGTCATTAATATTAACGGTGCACGATTATTGTCAGCAGATATTGGCAATATCAAAACACACCACATCGAAGTCAATCAAGAAGCTCAGGTTGGTGCACTAACAAGTAAAGGTGCTATATTTGCTGGCGGTGGAATAAAAACACAAGGTGACATTAGTCTAAGTGGTACCCTTGATCGAATGTTTAGAGCAACGTCGACAACCTCATGCTATTTCGACCTCAATAGTGCTACAGCTAAGAATGCTGGTTTTCGATTATTTAAAGATAAAATATTTAAATGGCAGATCTACAACGATGGTGATGGATCGGATAAGCTTTCTATTGAGAATAGTAGTGGGGTCATTATCTTAGACATGACTCAGGCTGGTGCATTGAAACTTAAAGACGGGACCGATGCCTTACCCCCCTATACATTCATTGATGAACCTAATAAAGGAATGTATAGTGCAGGGGTTAATACTATAGGTTTGTCAACCGATAGTGTGCAACGCATGAAAGTTGATAATAACGGAGTATCGGTCACATCGGGAATATTGACTATAGACAATGGCCAACTCTTTGCACCAGGGCATAACACAACAGCAAGTGCGGCTAATGCCCACCTCGATAGTGGTACAGGTGAATTGAAGCGCTCCACATCATCACGTAGGTTTAAACGTGATATTGTGGCCGCTGATAAAAAATGGTTGAAATCAATATTAAACGCCACCGAGGTGGTTACTTATAGATCTGCAATTAAAGGTGATGACCATAGTCTACAGCTAGGTTTAATTGCAGAAGATACACACCCCTTGTTGGTATGTTACGATAGTGATGGTAAACCGAATGGTGTACAATATGAACGTGTGGCACTGTTGGCTATTTCTGAGCTGCAAGATACAAACAAGCGATTAGATAAATTGGAGGTATTGGTTGAGAAGCTTTTATTTGATAAGGAATAGTAATAGGCCTGGGGTTCTGATATCACCAGAGGTTGGTCATGTGTGCTTTATACTTGAGCCACCATGGCGTGATAATCGTTCCAATGTGTCATGCATACCCACGGGTGATTATACAGTTAAATACCTGCCCCGTAGTGCTTCGGGTAAGTACAAGGACTGTTACCATGTCCAGGATGTAGAGGGTAGGTTTGCAATACTCATCCACAAAGGGAATACCCGCCGTGATACTATGGGGTGCCTATTACCAGGTTCAAGGATTGGAATTCTGGGTGGTAGGCTTGCTGTTCTAGGGTCAGCCATTGCAATGCGTAAAATTCACAAGGTTACCGAAAGAAAGGAATTTTTATTACATGTCCGCTGATAAAATAATATTTTACTTGGTGATTCGTAATGTCTAAAAGAAAAAATACCATGCAGCTAACAAACATTGCACTAGAAAGGTTCCCAAAATCTGCGAGTATCCGTAATATTCAGACATACGGTACTAGTACCGGCTCTATAGTTTTCGACTGGCAAGACCTCGTAGTCAGAATTGACGGATCTCTCGAGGTTACAGTAGCTGGTGATAGACGCATGTCGGATCAGGCCGCAAGAATAATCGGTCTGATACTGACCGAGTTGATTAAATATAGGGCTGACTAACCATCACGCAACCAGTTACTTAAACAGATAGGAGAAATTAAAATGCTAGAAATATTATCAATGCTAGGCAGCGCTACCGGGGGTGGCCTATTGGGTATCGCTGGGAACTTCTTAAAATCACGCACTGAAATTAAACTAAAAAAGATTAATCATGAGCATGAGGTTACATCTCGTATCCATGATATTGAGGAAATGAAGCTAGAAGCAACGCTACGTAAAGAACAAATCCTTCTTGAAAATGCGGGACAATTAGCACTTGCTAATGTTGAGGCTCAACGCTCCCAGGATGTGGCGGCTTCGGAACTAATGGCGGATAGTTTCACAATGGACAAGGCTAGTTATGGTGGTGGTTTTGTGGACACCATACGAGGATTAATACGGCCATTAATTACTGTATACCTTTTGGTTGCTTTTAGTTACCTTTGTTACAAGGTAACCACCATGGTAATGGTTTTGGATGCAATAAGTAATGATGAGTTAGTTGAACTCTATACGGAATTAATCCATTCTGTAATTTTCCTGACCACAACTGCTACTTGCTGGTGGTTTGGGTCACGTGCCACCAACAAATAGCACCACCAGGACTCATGGAAGAGTCTTTATTATTTCCTCACTGTTAGCAAACCCACCAATACCACCTAATGATTTAACCACTTTATGGAACATGGCCTGGGCTTTTTCATGGTCGTTCCCTTTGTATTGCCAATCACCCCCCTTCACCTCAATTGCTGTAAATATACCAATCGTTTTACCGACATCCGCACGATGTACATTATGTGGAGTAATGCCAATCAGATCACTGGATTTAATTTTCCTGTTCATTCCGGTCGATTCATTAGCTAAACCGTATCTAATGAAGTTCCCATATTTATCCTCATATGCACCTACATTATTGCGCCATAATCTCATCCCCTTCTTACTTCCATCAAGTCTTATGCGTTGCTGGACACTTGCCTCACTCATCCTGGGATGAGTGATTTCAGGGTTAGGCTCATTCAGTAAATCACTAAGTGCCTCCAACGGTATATTCCACTTAATAGCCCACTCGTTAATATTCATCTATAATTACCTTTAATTTTTCAGCTTCTTTTTTGTCCAAAGTTTGGGCAGTTAAAACATCTATTTTAAATTTAATAAAAAATAATTTTTGCCGTTCCCTTTTGTTGTACTTACCCTTATTGTGAGTAGACCACTTAGCCATACTTAAACGTAGTGCTTCCTGTGCCTCTTTCCGCTCATTGTGCCTTCTAATCACAGACCGACACACCATACTACCCTTTCTAATGGGTAGTGCTGGGTCATCACTGTCAATACGTGATATTTCCTTATGTAATTCATCTATGGAACTGAAATCTAAGAGGGTTAGATCGCCGTCCACAAACTTAGGTGAACTCCTCACATCGGGAATATTGGTATTCCCACAATAGGGGCACTCAGTATGAAATGCTTCATATACCCCTAGGCATTTACGGCATGATTTTAAAAGCATATGGTCAGGGTCAACCTTAGACTTACCTGTCTTTTCTTTTCTTTCGAGCGTCCAAAATCTATTTTGTGTCGGTAAACCATGCCGTAGTACATTACCAACGTGATCAATGATTATACCGTGGGATTTACCGGCCATTAATCTTAGTACCCTCCCAAATTGTTGGACATAAAGCCCATAGCTTGCTGTAGGTCGAGCAAAGCTGATTACCTCTATTGATGGTAGGTTGAACCCTTCTCCTAGAATATCTACGTTTACTATTTGTAATATTCTACGTGCTTCAAAATCATCAAGGGTTTGAGCCCTTAGTTTGTCTGGGGTGTTTGCTGTTATTAAGGCACAAGGGACACCTGCAGCTTTGAAATTTTCAACGGTTTGTTCGCCAACTTCAATATCAGGAACGAATGTCACGCCTAATTTACCACTAGCAAGTTTTAAATAGTGTTCCACAACATCGCCAGTGATTGTGGATTTCAGTGCGGCCTTACTTACTTGAGGTTTTGAAAAGTCACCAGATGGTGTTATATTAACAGAGCTTAAGTCTATACTGGATGGTGGTGCATATATTTTAAACTTTGTTAGACTACCATTTTTTATGAGTTCGCCCATACTCATAGTGTTTTCTATTAATACGTCAAAGACGCCATCATATTCTCTACCCAACCCTTTCCCATCCGCTCGTTCGGGTGTGGCGGTGACACCCAGACCCAGTGCGTTGGGGAATTTACCAATAGCCCTACCCCACGTATTACAAGACAATATGTGGTGTGCTTCGTCTATAATCCACAAACCTACTCTTGACGGATCAATATTATCACGGTTAATGATTGTATTAACACTAGCAACAATAACTGGTGCTTGCATTCTGAAATAGGAGCGTTTGAATTTTCTGACATGTCGTTTCTGTATGAACCCTACTGTTGACCTAGCAGCAATGATATTGTGCTCAATATCATTTTCAGCTAACGACATGCTCAGCTGACTAACTAATTCTTGTCTGTGTGCAATAACAACCACTAGCTTACTGGGGTGTAGTTGTTTGAACTTATGGGTTATGTTAGATATTAAAACGGTTTTACCTGAACCCACCGAGCTTGTTAGTAATACATTTTTATTCCCAGCACCCCATTCATTGAACGTTTTATTATGTAAATCAGCTTGATAATCTCTATATTCAAACAATTTTTAATTCTCCTAAATATTATGTTATAATATTTCATACGCTTATATAAATCAATTATTAGGAGAAATAAATTGTTTGAATTGACAATCGGATTTACTACACTTGAAGAACTAGAGAGAGCGGTGGAAGCGCTTACAAACCTCCCTGGGTTCAATAGTACTCCATTACCTATACCAACCCCGCAAGACCCGGTACCAATAGTTAGTGAGCAAGACCCGGTACCAATAGTTAGTGAGCAAGACCCGGTACCAATAGTTAGTGAGCAAGACCCGGTGCAGCCTGGTATTATGCAAAAAGTCATTGTACAAAAAGAGCAGCAACAACAAGCCTTATTGGACAAAAGCAACATACCATGGGATGCTCGTATTCATACAAGCACTAAGGGTCAAACAAAGCACGGGATATGGAAAAGAAAACCACGCATTGAAGATGAGTTCTTCAATGCGATTGTTGAAGAACTATCAAGTGGTAAATTAAATCATTCCCAGTTGTTGCAAAAAATGTTTGATGCTGTTGCGACTAGTAAAGTTTCAGTATGCACCATAGGTGATGCATTGAATGCCCTTGGTTTAAAAACTCTTGATGATGCTAGTGGTAAGCCTGAAATAATAGAGAGTTTAGCGAAAACACTAGGATTATCAGATGAGTGATCATTCTAGCGTTCCGCCTAGTGGTTTAGGTCGTGCTGTAAAATGTAGTGCCGCATTAGTACCTAATGCCTCAAATAATACACCTAATGAGGCGGCACTTGAAGGTAGTACTGCACATTGGTCGAATGATGAACGATTAAAAGGTATTGATGTAAAAGTTGGTGATATCTGTCCAGAAACTAATTTACCGGTAGATCAGGATATGCTTATCTATGGTGATTTATATATTGATTATGTTAGAAAATTAGGAGGTGAAGTAGGTTCAGAATACCGTGTATCTATCCCACAGATACATAAGCTATGTTGGGGTACACTCGATTATTATGCGTACTATAAAACCTTAACAATCGTTGATTACAAGTATGGTTTTATCACTGTCAATCCCGCCGATTCAATACCATTGGTAGCATACGCAAGGGGAAAGGCTAACGATCTCAACTTAGATTCAAATACACAAGTGAAGCTTGTTATTGTACAGCCTCGACCATGGCACGAAGCCGGCAGGATACGGGAATACCACACAACATTATATGATATCGATAAACAGATCGAGATTATACATAATGCAGTGAAAGAGGGACTTAGTCAAAATAGGACGGCTAGGACAGGTGGCCAATGTATGTATTGTGTAAAGGCCGCAAGATGTGAGGCGCTGACACTCGCAACATATAATGCTGTAGACATAGCTCGACGTGATTATGATGTTATTGATTTTGGCAATAAACAGTTATCAATCTGCTTAGATAACTTAGAAAAAGCGGAGGCATTAATTAAAATTAGAAAGGACGCACTGGCAGAAAAAGCAAAAGATTCCCTATTGAGGGGTGATAGGGTCCCTGGTTATTCAATTAGGTCCACTTATAGTAGTAAAAAATGGACGAAACCAGATGATGAGATTATAATGGCTGGTGAATTGTTGGGTGTGACACTATCTAAGGAGACATTAATTACACCAGCACAGGCAAAAAAACTAAATGTACCAAGTGATATTATTGATAAGCTTTCAATAAGTGTTCAAACAGGTACTAAATTAACCAGGTCGGATGATAATCTGGCAAAACTAATATTTTCAAAAAAGGCGGAATAAAATGGAACAATTAATTACACCATTGGGTAGGCTTGTACAAGGTTCACTTTTCGTACCTAACACAAAAAACATGGATGGCCAACCACTTGTAGACAAAAAGGGGAACCCTACTGTGCAATATTTTATTGCACTTGCTATTGAGAAAGTGAACCCAGACATCGGACCGCTATTGGCTGAAATGCAAAATAGTGCAGGCCAACATTGGCCCAGTGGTGAATCAACAAAGAGTGGTTTTAGCTGGAAAATTATAGACGGTGACACCCGCACAGATAAGGAAGGATTCAGTGGTTGTTGGGTCCTTAAATTTTCTTCTATATTTGCGCCTACAGTCTATGAAGATGGTGGAACAACAACCATTACACAACCCGACAGAATCAAACGTGGTGATTATGTTAGAGTTGCCGGGAATTATGTTGGCAATAAATCAACAATATCACCAGGTATGTTTTTAAATCTAAGCATGGTTGAATTCAAGGGATATGGTGAAGAAATAAAGACAGGACCCACTGGTGAAGTGTTCGGTGCCACCCAGGTAGGTTACATTCCATCAGGGATGAGCACAACCCCCACGTCAAACCCCAATAGTACATTTGGCCAGCAAGTGGTAGCACCCATGCAGCAAGCTCCTGCTCAGCAAGGCACAATAGCCGAGGATGTGCCTGACTTCAGTTTCCTAAGTTAGTAGGCACCGGTAGGCAACTACCTAATCCTTACGTGACAGGGGCACCCCACTATAGGGTGCCCCTGGATCAACACAAGGTAATTATCAAATGAACCAATTAATAAAACAAGTGAACGAATGGGCCAATAGTCGCCACATCTATGAAAATACCACGGCTAATACTCAGTTAGCCTTAGCTTATGTTGAATTGGGTGAATTCGTGGACTCTGTATTAATGAATGAAACAATTACCCACAGTGCACTTGAATTAGGTGATATTATTGTGTGCCTAATTAACTATGTAACCATGGGGCCGGCTCCATGGTTATTAAATATTAATCGAATCTTGGAATTCGATGACCCATATGATGTACCACCATCGGAAAATATAGAGAAAGTTTTTCTATACGCCTTCACCATACTAGAAGATACTGAATATTTCATTGAACATATAATACCTTTTCTAGCTGGTTTAATTCGTAAAACACCAAGGGAGTGCTTACAGTTAACCTATGAAAAAATTAAAATTAGAAAGGGTGATATTAAGAATGAAAAATTTATTAAGTTATGATATAGAAACCTACCCTAATATTTTTACTTTTGTTGCAAAACATGAACCCACCAATAGATGGGTGTGGTTTGAAATATCAGAACGGCGCAATCATATAAAGAACTTATTCCAATTCCTTGTTTCTTGTTCTGATAATAAAATTAATATGGTTGGGTTTAATAATTTAGGTTTTGATTACCCGGTAATACACCTCTTATTAATGAGGTACCAATATTTAGTAAATCAATCTGGATTAACTACTGCTTTTGAATTATATGAAAAAGCCCAGTCTATAATTGACTGTAGGGATAGATTCGCCCATACCGTAGGTACCTGGGATATTTTAATAAATCAAATAGACCTTTACAAAATACACCATTTCGATAACCACGCAAAGTCCACATCATTAAAAACTCTAGAATTCAACATGGGCAGTCGAACTATTGAGGATCTACCCTTTGAACCAGGGAAACCTGTACATATATGGAGTTTCAATCAGCTGATCGAGTACAATATACGGGATGTACTCGAAACTAGTAAATTTTTACATAAGTCAAAGAAACCATTGGAATTCCGTGAATCAATGTCGAAAATACTAGAGATGGATTGTACCAATTTTAACGATGTAAAAATTGGTAAGCAGCTTTTTATAAGCAGACTAGAGAAACAAAACCCAGGATCATGTTATACAAAAAGGCCAAGAAAACCAAGGCAAACACTACATGATTCAATCAATTTAGGTGAGGTGATACTGCCTTATATTAAATTTGAACGCACTGAATTCATAAAGATACAAGAATGGATTGCAGCCCAGACAATTACCGAGACTAAAGGTACATTTAAAGGCCTAAATTGTACTGTGGATGACTTCAAATATGTTTTTGGATTAGGGGGCATCCATGGCTCAATCCCCTCATCAATTGTAAGTAGTGATATTGATTATGTTGTACTTGAATATGATGCCACTAGTTACTACCCCCTATTGTCAATAGTGAACAAATTATATCCCGAACACTTAGGATTAGATTTTTGCAGTGTGTATCAAGAACTATTTGAACAGAGGAAGAAACACGATAAGGGAACAGTTGAGAATTCATCACTCAAGTTAGCGCTTAATGGTGCCTATGGTTCTAGTAATAATAAATATTCCCCATTTTTTGACTCTCGATTTACCATGGCAATTACAATCAACGGTCAATTATCGCTTTGTATGCTGGCTGAACAATTGATCAAGATTCCGAATTGTTCAATGATTCAGATAAATACCGATGGTTTAAGTATTAAAATACCACGTATATACAGTGATGGCGCTAATAATATTGTGAAATGGTGGGAAAGAATAACAGGATTAAACATGGAAAGGGTTGACTATTTGGCAATGTATATTAGGGATGTTAATAACTACATTGCCATTAATTCCGATGGCAAACGTAAAAGGAAAGGGTGTTATGCCCATGGTGATGATCTGGGGTGGCATCAAAATCACAGTGGGCAAGTTATAGCAATTGTTGCAGAACAGGTGCTAACAGAAGGTAAGAACCCCTTGAGTTGTTTATTACACCACCCCAATAAATTAGATTTTCTGATGTGCACAAAGGTACCTAGAAGTAGTAAGTTGTTGTTTGGTGGGCAAAAAGTGCAAAACATATGCCGCTATACAGTAACCAAAGAAGGTAAAGACTTAATTAAATTAATGCCACCATTGAAAGTCAAGACAGAATGGCGTAAAATAGGTATTAATAAGGGATATAATATAACCTTATGTAATAACGTTAATGAAATAAATACAGATTTTGATTATTTATTCTATCTAAATGAAGTCAACAAGATTACTAAACCACTACTTGGTAAATAGGAGTAATTGAGGTGAGTAAAGAAAAAGAAACATTCATTCAAGAATTTGTTGTTAAGTTTATACGTGATATGGGATTAGAAGGTGAGTGCGATGGTATTGATTATAATGAGGATATATTGAGGTTCGTTATGGCTGATGAGAGTATAGAATTTGTCATAACTTTATTAACTATTGATCGTCCTGAAGATGCATCACTTATACTAGACGAAATCATCAGCAACCATATATATGATGCTGCGTTGAAATATGCAGAATTTGCCTGGGGAATCTTAAACACTAAAATATAGGGCTGAATGAACTACATAAATTCCAATACAGATAAACAACCGATTGATAGTAATGGCTACCCTGTAGACACTACTAATCAATTGAACCTTATACCATACGACGAAGCCTTGAAAAATAGGATACTTAAAGGCTTCGAGGTATCTAGAGTATTGACTAATTCAGATGTCTGGTGTTTAGATATCGATAATTGTATCGATGGAGGATTGATGAATGAGTTAGCCCAGGACTTATTAAAGCTTTCAATATCAAGTGAGGTCTACATTGAGACCTCGCTGAGTGGTAAAGGCCTGCATGTCTGGGGTAAGTATAGTGGTGAATTCCCGCCACATAATTGTAAAAATACCAAGCTTAATATTGAACTTTATACAGACAAAAGAGTTATTATATTAGGTGATAAAATAGAAGTATCACCCCTACCTACAATCCAATCAATTGACATAGCCACCCCGTCAAATTCAATCTTTGATACCTTAGTTAATTCATATTTTGGTGAATCATTAAAAACTCTAGTTAACCCTAACAATTGGCAAACTGATGCTGAGCTCGATGGTATAACTATGCTGAGTGAAATAAGGAAACGGCCACCCTCAAAGGTATCAAATCCGTTCAATAGCGGTATGTCACTTAATGAACTACTTGAGATGAAAAAAGAGGAATGGGAGAAATCAGATAAATCTAGCCTTGATATGTCTCTATTGAACAATTTAGCGTTCCACTGTAAAAAACACCATGAACAAATCGAGCTTGTCTATAGAGCCTCAAATATAGGTAAGTACCGAATGAATGAAAAAGTCAATAAGCTTGATAGGTCTGCGGGTGGTGGTATGTCTTATTTAGTTAGATCAATACTACAGGCTGTAGGGGATTGTAGCAATGTATTTATTAGTAATATTGAACGAGTACGCGACAAAATAGAAAACCACACAGAGGGTTTACCAGACAGCCCAGCGGGGTATTACCTTAAGGACTTTTATCTGATTTATGATGGTGAAGGATGTAAGTTTCACCATCAGCCCAGTAAACGGGAAATGAGTAAAACGTGTTTCAAGGATGCATTCAGGATTGGACCCTATGATTTTGAGATCGCAGCCGTAGACAGAATCTTAGGGGGTAAAACATACTATCCAGGTGAAGGCTTGATATTAAAAGATAAGTCTATAAAGATGATTAATTTATGGATGGCACCCCCAGAACCAGAAGAACTAAGCGCAAGCGATAAGGATCTAATCGATGATTACTTTAAGGCAATGTGTCCACTTGATATCGAACGTGAACACCTTAAGAAATGGTGTTCACATTTAATCCAACACCCACAGGATAAAATCCTGCACGCTATACTACTTTATGGCTTCGATACAGGCACCGGTAAAAGTACATTAGGTGAGATATTACAGAAAACATTAGGTGAGGATAATACAGCTCGAATTAATAACAAAACTATCAATGATCAATTTAATGGTTGGTTAACAAGGAATACATTCGGTTGGTGTGATGAAATCAATACTAGTGTTATGACTAAATATAAAAAAAATATGGTCAATGAAACTATCAAGGAGTGGATAACAAACAGATCTTTACCTATTCGTGAGATGCAAACATGTACAGTTAATGCAAAGAATTGGATTAATGGAATTCTATTCACCTCCAATAATGATGACGCACTTCTTGTGGACGATGAAGATAGGAGGCTGTTTATCGTCAAGGTGGTTAATAATATGCTCATCAATAGAATAATAAATAGTGGTGGGTTTACTCGATTAAATCATGAGATCACAGGTGGGGAATATGTATCGTATTTTAATCAGATCAATATTGATGATTTCAATCCTTCACTCAAGGCACCGGTGACTTCAGCAAAAAGAGAAATGATTGAGAACACCAAAGACCCAATTGAGGAGATAATAAAAGATGAAATCGAATCAGGTGGAAGATTGGCAACCAATGATTATGTATTCCTAGGTAAACTAGCAGAACGTGAAGGAATCACAGGACGATCAATAGCGAAGCAATTAAGAAAAATGGGCTATGTTAAGCACAATACGGGTGGTGCCAGATATTGGTATAAGCATAATACTCAACTATCACACAGTGAAATAAAAGGGCTAATGAAATTATGTTAACAGCAAGGCAGCAAGAAATATGGGATACCTACCATGAAAATGATAAGAACGCAACTAAAACAGCGGAAAAACTAGGTATTGCACGGCAAACAGTGAGCGCTGTAATCAACTCATGCCGATTAAAACGCTCACAAATGGGTATTACAGATCACATGGATGTGACCCCTCATGTTGGTGAGGGTTATGCAATTAAAGGAGTGAGTACCCTTGTGGGTGAGGACGGTGAGGCCAAATTAAGGTGGGTAAAGACAGATAAGGATAAGGAAACCCAGGAAGCAATCCTAAGAGCTGTTATTGATGCCCTAAATGATGAAATCAAACCCGCAGTACCCATATTAAGGAGTGCAGTATCTAAACCTAATGAATTAATAAATCTTTATACTATCACAGATTTCCATTTAGGCATGTTGTCATGGGAGGAAGAAACCGGTGATAATTGGGATACTAAAACAGCAGAAGATTGCCTTATTGCTTGGTTCACTCAGGCCATTACTCAAAGCCCATCAAGCAATAGAGCAATCTTTGCCCAGTTAGGTGATTTCTTACACTGGGATGGATTCGATGCAGTAACCCCAACAACAGGACATTTACTAGACGCCGATACAAGATTCCAACGTCTAGTCCGTGTGGCCATCCATGTAATAAGACACATTATCACCATGCTACTCGAAAAACATAATGATGTTGTGGTGATAATGGCGGAGGGTAACCATGATATGAGCGCAAGTATCTGGTTGCGTGAGCTGTTTAGTACTTTTTACAGTACTGAGCCAAGGGTAATAATTGATGTTAACCCAGATCCTTATTATTGTGTCGAGCATGGTGATTGCTCTATTTTCTTCCATCATGGTCATAAAAAGAATTTTAAAATGATAACAGAAGTATTCGCAGCCAAATATAGAGAAGTTTTTGGAAGAACAAAGTACAGTTTTGTACACATGGGCCACTTACACCATGGTAAAATAGAAGAAAACAGCCTTATGGTAGTTGAACAACACAGAACTCTAAGTGGAAAAGATGCTTTTGCATCAAGAGGTGGATTCCTTTCTGGCCGTGATGCAAAGGTTATTACATATCACTCTAAATATGGGGAAGTATCACGGGTGACTATAAATTATTATATGGTGGGGAAGTGAAATGATGGTACATTTCTAGAAATAATCGTTTAGCCTTATTTCTACTAAGGGGTTTGATCTCATAATTGTAAGGTTTAACCCCTTTAAGTATTGGCCATGTTGTTGTCTGATCATCGAATAAATCCCTACGCTCAGTTGCTAATATTCTTAGGTCGGCTTCTTTTACTTGATGGCTATTTAGTTTCCACAGTGGAATACTGAACTTATCAGCCATTTCACCCTGAATACGGTTCTCGAGTTCACGATATCTCCCTCCTACATTATCCTTAACCGGTGTGGGTAGATCACTAACAAACGCCTCTTGCATATCATGTAATAATGCAGCTAATGCAAATTCAGGGGGTACCACTGCACTCATAATACAACAATGTTGAGCCACATTGTACCTTTTTTTAGTGTGACCATTAAATCTAACAATACTGGACAATGAATGAGCTACTTCTTCAATTGAATAATCACATGTGGTTGTGTCGTTAAGATCGAGCATTGAACCATTGCTAATCATGATTAAGTTATTCATTGTCTAAATATTCCCCACTTAAGTAATCAACAATCTGCTCCGACATATCAGGGATGAATTTTAGCAGATTAATAATAATTTTCAACAGACCAACCTGAGCAGCAAGATCATCTAGGCTACCATTATTGGTTAGTACTAAATCACATAAATCACGGGTCATTGTGCAACTAGATGTGGGCTCGGGTGGATGACGTTCCGAAGCATCCACCCATATAGACAAATCAAAAAGACCTGCTCTCTTGAGTGCTAGGAATTCGTAACGACAACGAATTCCACAATAAGTATCGCATATTTCAAGAATAATCCTACCTAACCTGGTTTTATCTGGTGTACAAAACTTGCTGATCATTCGATGCCACCAATCCCTATGTTGGTGTCTATCATTGAAACAATCTTCAGGCGTTGCATAGTGATTAATTCCCCACAAAGGCCAAATCACCGCCTCATTTGCTACCTCTGACGATGATTTGAAATCCAGTCCTAACATTTCACAAACAGTATCTTTACCATGCCTACCATAACCGCATACCATAATTTTCATAATTAACCTATCAATTGTTGAGTTACTAACAAGCTTATCATTGTTTGCCTTTCCTATAATTTTATATACACTGAAGTTCCTTCATTTAAATCATTCATTGTAATCCTATAACCTTATTTACCGGTAAAGTGTAGAAGAAATCACAAGCCTTTTCATGATGATTTAAACCCCAAAAGTAACGTACTGCACCACTATAGAATACGGTAGTATAGAATGTGCTAGTTTCTGTGTGTTTCATCATAATGCCCTTATCATTAACTACACCTATATATCTTTTAAAGGCCTATAAGAGTAGTACCCGTATTTATCATAACCATTGTGATCAAAACCACCACTATTATACCCGTATTTATCATAACCATTACAATCATAACCACTCCGATCATAACCATTACAATCATGACCACTCCGATCATAACCATTAACGTCACAATAAAAAATATCAAGGGTACCACTGTGTGGATGACGATTTCGATAACTCATACTATTTTATTCCTTATTTTGTAGACTAAAATGGGTGTGTGCACAGTATTTACAAAACCACACTTCGCAGTAATAGCACTTATACATTATAGCGCCAACCACTCATATGAATAGTAACAATCTAAGATTCTTAAATCACTCACTATGCCCATATGACGACCGTGTAAAGTCACCACAAATAGCCCCTCTTTATCCTTGACCGCTTTACCAACCGTCTTGTGATTGTCAAGGATTAGGTAGTTACCTATTCGTGGCGGTGTTAGGTTGCGTGTTTTGTGTTTCAGTGGCGGTTGTTGTGCTACCGGTGCTGCTGGTGGTGCTGCTGGTGGTGCTGCTGGTGGTGCTGCTGGTGGTGCTGCTGGTGGTGGTGCTGGTGCTACCGGTGCTACCGGTATTGTTGGTGTTGCCATATCCACCCCCACCACCTTAGCTTGGGATTTACCGGCACCACACCGGCGCGAATTGCTGATTATTCGATCTCTTGTCACCTGCCAACCATCAGCACCACTACCTTTTCTTGGTGCTGCCACCCTATCCACTCCCATGATTAATGTAACCACACCATGAAGAGCAGTAGACCAATCGAGGAATGGTTGTTCACTATAAGTAGCCTTAGATGTGTCAAACATTTCCGTGATCATTGAAGCGCTCCCATACAT